TTCTAAATGTCAAATTAAATATGTAAATGAACAACGTCAAGGAGATTTATTACGTTCAGCTCTCACTGACCAGTCAAATAAAGTAGAAGCTCTCAGAGTGTCTAATATGAAGGCTAGAGCATTACTACATAAACTACAAAGTCAACCACCTGAAATTCGCTATAAGGTTATAACTAAAATTCGTAAAGTCAGGTCTGATGAGTGTCAGGATATTAAACAAGTCATAGACACTATTAGTAAAATAGACCCAAGTACATTATAGGAGTCATCATGATTAGGTATATAACATCATCATTGTATATAGTAGTCCTTATAGTTATTTTAACTACTTTTGTTGGTTGTGTATGGACGCCAGAAGTGACGTATGAAGTGAAGTATATAGACAAACCTTATGAAGTTAAGGTACCTATTAAATGTATTGTACCTGATGCTAATTGTAGCTTTGATAGACATACGTATACTGAAGTAATTTCTAGTATGCTTGAATGTATCATTGATATGAAGCGTAATCAGGAAATCTGTAAATAAATAAAATAAAGGATTAGTATGAAATCGATAAAATTTAAGATATATGAGTTAGTTCCAGTTGAGTTATATAATAGTGTACATGAAGATGTATTATGGGAGATGATGGACCCTGCATTACTAGAAACTATAGATGTTATAAAAACTAAGTTTTCAGAAGGTTCTGCGGTAATAAATAGTTATAAATGGGGTGGAGATAGAGGTTGGAGTGGTTTACGTACTAAAAATAGTAAGTATTACTCACACACATCACAACACTCTCTTGGTAAAGCTGTAGATATGGTATTTAGTGTTTATGATGTTGAAGAAGTTAGACAGTACATTTTAGATAACCCAGAAGAGTTTCCACATATTGGTGGAATTGAACTAGGAGTGTCTTGGCTACACGTTGATACTAGACCACGAGTTAATGGTAAGATTAAAACCTTTAGTGCTTAGTATGCTATAATGCAGTAATTAATTAAGGATGAGTAATGAGTATAAATAAAGATGAAACTACTAACCAGATTGATGAACTAGTAGAGTCTGGTGATACAGAGCAAGTAGAAGGTTTCGAAGTTGATTGGAAAAACCCACCTACTGTCGAAGATTTAAAAGCAGACTTTGATTCTGCTACACCTGCACACTCTGCACATGTATCAAAAGTACACGGCTACTTAAAAAATTTAGCTGGTGAGGAACTAAAAGGTAAACTACCAAAAAATAGAAGTAAGGTACAACCAAAACTCATCCGTAAACAAGCTGAATGGCGTTATGCTGCACTCTCAGAGCCTTTTCTAGCTGATAAAGACATATTCAATGTAGATGCCCGTACTTACGAGGATGGTCAAAGAGCTAAAAATAATGAGCTATTGCTCAATTATCAATTCAATACCAAACTTAATAAAATCTCTTTTATAGATGAGTACGTACGTACCGCAGTAGATGAAGGTACTGTAGTAGTACAAGTAGGGTGGAAATACGAAGAAGCAGAAGAGGAAGTTAAAGTAGATATAGTTGCAACTCCTGAACAAGCTCAAATGTATATGATTGAACAAGTGCGACAAGGTAAAATTAGTCAAGAAGAAGCTATGACTAAACTACAGTCAGGTGAACCAATCAACTTAGGTACTAAAAAAGTAAAGAAGACTGTAATTAAGCATAATCATCCTACTCTACGTATATGTGAATTTGATGAGCTAGTAATTGACCCTTCATGTGAAGGTGATTTAGCAAAAGCCCAATTTATAGTATCACCATTTGAAACATCTATTTCAGAGTTGAAACGTGATAAGTCATATAAGAATCTTGATAAACTTCTGGGTCAAGGTGAAAATCTAATAGATACAGATACTGCCGATGCTAAGTTTCTTGAACTATTTAATGATGAAGAGAACAACTCTAGCTTTGAGTTTAAAGATGTGGCTCGTAGAAAGTTTACAGCTTATGAATACTTTGGTTATTGGGACATAGATGGTACTGGTATAACTAAACCTATACGTGCTGTATATGTTGGTTCAACTATGATTAAATTAGAAGAACTTCCATTCCCTGATGGAAAACTCCCTTTTATCTTGGTTCAGTATTTACCTAAACGTAAATCTATCTATGGTGAGCCTGACGGAGCACTATTAGATGATAACCAAGCAATACTTGGAGCTGTGACTCGTGGTATGATTGATATTATGGGTAGAAGTGCTAATGGGCAACAAGGTATCCAAAAAGGTATGCTTGACACTGTTAATACTAAAAAATTCCAAGAGGGTGAAGACTTCTTCTACAATCCCGGATTTGACCCAAGAACATCAATACATATGCAGACATATCCTGAAATACCTAGAAGTGCTATGGAAATGGTTAACTTACAAAATATGGAAGCTGAGTCTATGACAGGTGTTAAAGCATTCAGTCAGGGTATTAGTGGTACAGGATTAGGTGCTACAGCTACAGGAGTTAGAGGGGCATTAGACAGTGCGTCTAAACGTGAACTTGGAATACTCCGTAGATTATCTAACGGCATAGAGGAAATAGGGCGTAAGATTGTTGCAATGAATGCAGAATTTTTATCTGATGAAGAAGTTATACGTATTACTAATCAAGAGTTTAGAACTATATATCGTGAAGACCTTGCAGGTGAGTATGACCTTAAGTTATCTATTTCTACACCTGAAGCAGATAATCAAAAAGCCCAAGAATTATCATTTATGTTACAGACTACTGCACAGTCATCTGACCCAGAAGAAGTAAGAATGATTAGAGCAGAGATAGCTAGATTACGTAATATGCCAGAACTTGCTAAAAAGATTGAATCATTTGAGCCACAACCTGACCCAATTGAACAACAAAAAGCTAAACTTGAATTACAATTACTTCAAGCACAGATACAAGAGACAGCGGCTAAAGCACAAGCTTATGCAAATGATATACCTATTAAACGTGGTAAAGCTGCGGTTGAAGAAGCTAAAGCTCGTAACTTACATAGTAAGTCTGACCAGCAAGACCTTGACTTCCTTAGAAAGGACCAAGGTATTGAACATCAAGAGCAGATGGATAAATTAGAACATAATAGACTCACTAACCTTGATAATAAGGCTTTAGACTTAATGGCTACACCAGATAATGGATTACCAAACCTATCTAGCAGTGGTTTAGCTGGTGTGTAACTCTTAAAGTTATGTTATAATACCACAGACCAAAAAGTGAGCGTCTATAAAAGCTCTTAAACCCCAAATGACATCTCTCTAGGTTAAGAGAGGAAACGAAAAGGAAACGTATGACTACTGAGGAACTCGAACAAATCGAAGGCTCAAATAAAGAAGCTCAGGCTGCTATCGACAAAGGTGAAGCTCTTAAAAGACTTCTTGCAAACCCAGACTATAAACTTATTATCAATGAAGGGTTTATGAAAAATTACCCTGAAGAACTTGGTGTTGCTATTGCAACTAATACTGGTGCATATGATACAGACGCTTTAGTAAATTTACTAAAAGGTATCAATAGTTTTGTTGGTTACACATTTCAAGTAGCTCAAAATGGTATGGCTGGTGAGCAAACACTTAGTGATAATGAAGCTTATATTGCTGCTCATGACGAGCAAGAAGACAAGGAGTAAGCCATGGCTGATACTAACCTTGAAGCAATGTCAGACGAAGAGTTTGATAATCACATTAATTCTCTACCTGATGAGGTAGAGAAAACAGAGGTAGATGATACTACTAAGGAATCTAATCCTGAAATAAACAATAATAATAATAATAATAATAAAGAAGCCATTGAGGACACAGTAAAAGCTACTAACTCTAATTCCAGTACAGACACAGAAACAGAACTTGACGAAGGTAAAACAGATACTACTGATGGAGAAGAGAAAGACCTTAAATCTGCATCTCAAGACCCCAGTAACGAAGATGAAAGTGAAGTTGATGATGAAAGCGACACAAACGGTGAAAACCAAGACACTGCTGAAGAAATTGACTACAAAGCTTTTTATACAAAAGTTACATCTGAGTACAAAGCAAACGGTAAAACTATGCCAGGTATTAAAGACCCAGAGGATTTGGTAACTGCATTACAGATGGCGAGTAACTATGCTCAAAAGACTGCTGCATTAAAACCAAGCTTGAAGCGTGTAAAAATGCTTAAAGATGTGACTGACGAAGAACTTAACGAAATGTTAGACTTTAGGTCACGTAAACCTGAGGTTATTAAGAAGGCTCTTAAAGAAGCCGAACTGGACCCTTTAGATATTGACATTGATGAAGACATTGATTATGTCCCGACTGACCACTCAATACCTGACTCTCAAATTGAATTTGAGGAAGTTATTAGTACTATCGAGGACACACCAGAGTTTGCCATCACGTCACAGGTTGTATCTGAACAGTGGGATGAAGCGTCTAGGCAAGCTATGCTTGAAAAGCCACAACTTATTGTTGGGTTAAATCAAGAAATAGCAATGGGTAGATTTGGTAAAGTGTCAGCACTTATGGACCAAGCTAGACTATTAGGTAGAGACCAAGGTTTAAATGACCTTCAGTTATACCAACAAATAGTAACTAACTTGGTTAAAGAAGAGGCTCAAACACAATCACAAGCTACTCAACAACCACAGACACAAACTAGTCAAACTAATCAGGTAGAGAACCCTGCTAGAAACGAGAAACGTAAACAAGCAGGTGTACGCCAGAAAACAAAAGCCGATGCTGTTAAACAGTATGACCCAACAACGTTGAGTGATGATGAGTTTATGCGGCTTATGGAAGCTGGTGCAAAATTTATTTAAGGATTAAAACATGGCTGTAGAATATGGAGACGGAACTAATAGTTCTGTAGGAACACAGTTTAACACATATGCCTACAAGCGTAAAGCATTAATTGATTCAGCACAAGCTGAATATTTTTCACCACTAGGGGATACAGAAACATTGACTAAACACTATGGTCAAACTATGAAGAAATATCACTATATCCCACTACTTGATGATAGAAATATCAATGACCAAGGTATTGATGCATCTGGTACAACCATTGCTAACGGTAACCTGTATGGTTCAAGTAAAGACCCTGGTGTAATTGCTGGTAAACTTCCAACACTTACTGAAACTGGTGGTCGTGTGAATAGAGTTGGATTTAAGCGTATTGAAGTATCTGGCTCAATTTCTCAGTATGGTTTCTTCTATGAGTGGTCTAAAGACTCTATGGATTTTGATACTGATAAAGAGCTTTATATGCACCTTAACCGTGAATCACTTCGTGGTGCGAGAGAGATTTCTGAAGACCTCCTTCAACTTGACCTTCTCAATGCTGCTGGTGTAGTTCGTTATACAGGTGATGCTTCTAGTATTGCAACAACTGGGGCAAACACAGATGCAACACTTAACTCAGAAGTTACATATGATGACTTTGTACAGCTTGGTGTATCTCTTGATGACAATAGATGCCCTAAAGATACTAAAGCAATTACAGGTTCTCGTAATACTGATATTGTTAATATCAAAGCTGCTCGTTATATGTTTATTGGTTCTAAGCTTATACCAACTCTTATGCGTATGACTGACTACCATGGTAACAAAGCGTTTATCCCGGTAGAAAAGTATGCAAACGGTGGAGCAGATACTAAATACGGTGCAAACAACACTAACTCACTTAATGGTGAAATTGGTGCAATTGCAGGTTTCCGTATCGTTGTTGTTCCTGAAATGATGGAATATGTTGGACAAGGTGAAGCAGTAGGTACTGACCTTTCTTACCTTAATGATGGTAGTAAGTATAATGTTTACCCAATGCTAGTTGTTGGTTCTGGTTCATTTGCTAATATCAAATTTCAGTCTAGTGGTAAGTCTAACGACAAATTCCGTATCATTGTACGTAAACCAGGTACTTATGCGAACCCTAATGACCCATTTGAGAAAATTGGTTATAGTTCAATTCAGTTCTGGCAAGGTACACTTATCTTACGTTCTGAGTGGATTGCTAAAATCCTTACACTAGCTAAAGGTTAATACCTGAGCTAGTAGTTGCCCTTTGGGCTTTCCTTAGATAAGGAGGTGTCCACCCTCCTTTCCACTAAAATAAAAAGGTAAAACTATGAGTGATAAACAACAATCAGAGAGAGAAACTCTAATGGAAAGAGCTGACCTAATGGGTCTTGAGTATAAAAAGAACATACCAACTGACAAATTACGTGAGTTAGTAAATGCTGAAATTGAGCCTATTGAAGAGGAGAAAACACCTACAAAAAAAGGTGAACCTACAGTAGATGAAGTTAGAGCTGATTTTAGAAAAGAACAAACTGCTCTTGTGAGAGTTATTCTTACTTGTAATGACCCACAAATGAAAGATTGGGAAACTACACCATACCTACATGTGAGTAACTCTATTCTCAGCTTACCTCGTATCACTGTACCATTTGGTGTTGAGTGGCATGTACCTAAAATTTATCTTGACTTAATCAGGAACCAAAATTGTACAATTACAGTTCCTAAAGAGATTAAAAAATACAATGTGCAGGAATTGCCTCCATTGACTCCTGATGAACTAGCTGAACTTAAACAATCTCAGCTCATGAGAGATGGTGTAGCTAAAGCTTAATTTATAGAGCCTACTTCGGTAGGCTTTAATAAGTTAACATAAAGGAAATGATATGCCAACTGCAATTACAAGTACAAGTACAAGTATTCAATTTACAGATTTTACAAGAAATGTAGCAACAAACACAGATAGTGTTGTTACTGGTGATGGTGTTTTTGATGACATGATGGAAACAGTTAATGCTCATATTGACGCTCAATATAAGTTAGGGCGAATTACAGGTGGCGACTATGCCCAAGTATACCTTGGGGCTATGCAGTCAGCTATGGCTGAAGCAATGAAGTTTGTACTACAACGTCAAATTGCAGAAGAGCAAACAGATAGTGAAGCTGCTAAAACTAAACTTATTGAACGTCAAACTAAAGGGTTTGATGATGATGCTAAAAATAAATTACTTAAACAACAGCTTGATAGTTGGTCTGTAGCTTATTCAGTTGCTAAAGATGCACAATCAATTCCAGATGCAATTAAAGTAAATTCAATTGATAGTACACTTAAATCTGCACTTGATTCATTAGGTATAGCTGTTAGTACAAATCCACTAGGACAGTAGTATGAACTCTAAAGAGCAAGAAGTACTGAACTTCATCAATGAAAAAATACGAGAAGGGAAGGGTACTAGAGTAACTCCTGATAGTGTTATCAAGGATGCTAATCTTGATAGTTTTGGGTATGTTGTACTCTTTAGTGAACTAGATGATAAGTATAATTACTTTGGTGTTGTACCAGTAGGGTCAGACCCATTTGAAAATATAGATTGGGAAAACCTTACTTATCATGAGGTAATAAAACAATGTATATAAAAGATTTTAAGTATTTGGTTCCTACAATTGATAAAGGTGACCATATTGAAATAGAAGGTATTACTAGGGAGGGTTACACTACACATGAGTACCTAGCTAGAATTAAAGCACCTGTATTAATAAAACGTACAGCAGTACTTTATGCTGGTGGGTTTAATACACACCAATCAGAGAGTCGTAATGTTGATACAGTAAACCCACGTAATAGAGGGTCTGTAAACTATCAACCTACATCTATGGTAATTAAAGAATCCACAGCGTATAGCCTCCACAAATGGATAGGTGAAATGGAACATAATGAATTAGTAGTATATGCAAACATTAATAGTAATACTTGTGCTAGTTCTATACATTCCATATATGAAGCTGAACGTCTATTAAAAGATGGCATAGTAGAAGAAGTTATTATAATTGCTGAAGAACGTACAAGCTTTGATACTCTACGCATATTTAAAGAACATAGAATCCCTCTTGTATGTGGAGATGCTTTTGCTATGGTAACACTTACTATGGAACCAACACCATACGAGATAACTAACTCACAATGGTATTATAGTTATAATAGAAACCCTTTTCAAACTACAAGTAAAGCATACATGGAAGTAGATACCGCTAAAGAGGTTGACAATATTAAACCACATGGTACTGGTACACCAAGTAATACTGAAGCAGAACAAGGCTTGCTAAAAGATAGAAACCCTATTTATTACAAAAACTCTACTGGGCATACCCAAGGTGTAAGTGCTTTACTAGAAATATGTATGACCCTTGATGATACTTCTATTACTGGCTCAACACTCTGTGTAGCTAGTGGGCTTGGAGGCTTCTATGGTAGCTGTATCTTACACAAGCACTAGAGGTATTTATACTAAGATTCCTTGTAGCATTGATGATGTTTACACAGATATAGAAGTAGTTAAAACTACTTTATTAAACCAAGGTGAAGTGTTAGAAAATGAGGAAGAATATCTAAATAATATGCTACAAAGTGTATATGAAGATAGAGCTTTTGCATTTGAGTGTAATGGTAAACGTGTTGGATTTATATACAACCGTACTGATGAAAGATTCCCACGTAAATTAGTAGCTAGTAGTTTATACATACCTAATGACCCCATAGCATTAATCATAATGATGTTATCTCTAACATTATCAAAATACAGGTATTTAATAGTATTCCCACATGGAAGAAACTTGATTACATTTAAGTCATTTATAACTCGTCCTAGTATGCGTTTATATAATGCGGGTATGAATAATTATGTACTAGTAAGTAATAATGAGCATAGCACACATACTATAAGAAGACTAGTTAAGTTATTTCAAATTAAAAAGGTCAAATAATGAGTGCGGTTGTTAAGTTTTTTTCAGATGTTGCTGATGCTATTGTTACATTAGTGGTAGCCCCAGTGGTAATACTTACTGTAGCAGCGTGGGAGTATATAGGTTATCCTGTACTAGAAGCTTCTATGGGAGTATTAGGTATTAAAGATGAGGATATTGTTAGTACTAAAGTAATTACCCAAAGAATTATTGCTGACACAGCTGGTTTTAATGCAAGTATGACTAAGCTAGCTTTACTACATCAAGATGACCCTAATGGCAGCGTAATAGAACACTATGTTCAAATTGCACAACAAATGAGAGGTAAATTAGGGGTATATTTTGACAAGGGTAAAAATAACTCTACGGGGTTACCCTATACCAATATACGTTCTATGGTTTTACCTACCACTAGTGTGCAAACATCAGTAGATACATATGCGGGTGAAACTACTATAATTGAGAGTGTTAAAAAAGCTGCACCAAGTAAAATGGAATGGGTAGGTTTTAACTTACAAGATACACATAGTTATAAACCCTATACAGACAAATTACTTATTAACACAGATTGGTATACTATTAAAACTGTAGATTACAATTATGATACTGATGTTTACGATGTTTATTGTGAATATATAGAAACAATAAAAAAAGTCACTACAACTACAACTACTATCACTATCACAAATATAGACGCTACTAATGATAATAAAAATACTACTGTAACCAAACATACTGTAGAAACTAGTGATGTTAATGGTGTAATAAGTGATACTAGCACTGAAATAAGTAGTGTAGATGAAACAATACCTATAGGTACTGAGAGTACTAGCACAAGTGAGTCAGCTACTACAAGTTATATATATAATACTTTAGCTACTACTACATTAACTGTAGCCTCATTTGTACCAGAACTCTATGCAATAACTAAATGGTATAAAGCAAGTGAAGATAGTACACAATGGTACTATTGGCTCTATAAAATAGGTGAAGGTACCTATCCAGATATTGATACATCTAGTGTATCTGTTGGGGCTATGGAATTAATGCCAATTGTGACATTACGAAATAACTTTGTAAATACTAATGCTGATAAAACATCTACCAAATATTTAGAAAGTAAGGAATTACTAGAAGCACTTGGTGTAGATATAGATGAACTTACTACTGGCATTAATGATAGTCCTGATATAGCTAGTGTAGCTGATGCATTTGTATATTTGGGGGTAGATTTACGGGATGATACACCTGAAATAAATAAACTTGTTTATGAAACATTTTCTCAGTTATACGAAGGTTCTGGCTTATACTCCGAAGAGGATAAAGCTAATGCATCAGAAGGTGATAATGTTACAGGTGGGTATAGTGCAACTATTCAAGAAATGCCTTATAACATTGTATTTGGTTGGAAACACCAGAAGAAAGAGATTGTGGCTGGTTCAATTGGTCCAGTAGGGACTTATGAAAAATCTGTAAGTGATAATGATTTAATTATGAGTAAACAGACTGCCCCTGGATACTATACAGTATATACTATGACAAGTGTAACATCAGTTACTTTTATTGATAGACAAGGAGTAGTGGGTACTATTGGCAAAAACTTATCTGATGGTATAGATATGCCACTTGGTTTCTTTTTTCTTGATAGTTTAGATGCTGCTGAACAAATGAGAATATTCCCCTATGTGTTAAAACTTAGTATATATGCTGCACAACTAATTCATTTAGAGTGGTACGAAACTGAAGCCTTTGCTAGTATCCTAAAAATTATTTCTATTATTGCAGCAGTTATAATTACTATCATAACGTTGGGAGCTGCGTCAACTTTTGGTGCGTTTTTAATATCTATGGCTGAAATGTTAGTAGTAGGGGTTGCTGTTGGATGGGCAATGAATAAACTTATGGAGTCTGGTGCTCCTGATTGGTTAAAAGCTGCTGGTGCTATAGTATTAGTAGTTGTATCTATTTGGTTAGGTGGTGGTAGGAATACTGGTGAATTTCTTACAGCAACTCAATTAACTAGTGCAGTTACTACAGCTTCTGCTTCTGTAGTAGGTACAGCTTCTGCTGCTGTTACTGGATTAGCAAATGCACTAAATGTGTACACACAAATAAAAATAAATGACCTTAATGAAGAGGCTCAAAATTTTAAATCTAAAGCAGATTTACGTCAACAAGTTATAGATGATGCATTTGAGCATTTAAAGGATGGTTTAGATGTCACTGATATACAATGGCTTATGGATAAGGAGTATCCTGAAGCATACTTGAGAGGTCCAGATGCTTTTATGTATAGAGCCAAAGGTGAAATACAATATGATTATGCTGCCTTATATGATTATAATGTGTATAAAGACGATTATGTAACTGCTAGACTTCAGTTAGGCATAGTGTAGTAAGATTACGCTATAATTGTAAAATTAAAACAGTAAGGATTTACTATGGGTAATAATATGAGTATAAATGGAGAATACGACCAAAATGGTTTAACACTTCCTATGACAAATCAACCAACTACAACAGCTCCTGTATATGCTGGTTCAAATCAAAATTTTATAGACTTCCAAACTAAAAATATTAATGGTACTAATATGTTATTTGGTGTAGATAAAAACGGTAATAGAAGTTATGCTGGTGTACTCCCACAACAACAGTCTGCATTTGCTACAGGCTTACAAACAGGAGCTGATGTAGTAAATGCAGGTGCTGCTGTAATGAATGCTTACACTGGTTGGAAAGGTTTAGGCTTAGCAGAAGACCAATTTAATTTTAGTAAGGAATCTACAAATAGGGATGTAGCTAATCAAGCTAAAATTATTAATGATGAATTTGCTAATAGAAATGATGTAGGTCTAGCTCTTGGTGGTGGTGCAATGACACCAGCGGAAATAGCAGCAAGTAAAGCTAATGTAGCTAAAAAATATGTTGATGGTTCATCAATAGGTTAAAGGATACGCATATGGCTCAATGGCAAAGAACAAACCCAAATTTTAGCGGTGCTAACGGTGCTCTTGCCGTTGCGTCTGGCTCATTCGCAAAAGCAGGTGGATTAGCAGCTCAGTTATCTAATAGTATCAGACAACGTGATATGAATGAAGCAAAGAAAGCTTCGCTACTTACCAGTACTATGAATGATAGTAGAAAAACTAATTATTTAGTTAACACTGACCAACGTAAGCTAGCTATGGAAAAATATCAATTTGACTTAAATAAACACAGAGCTAATCAACAAAATCAACAAATTTTACAAGCACAGCAAGGAGCTATGCCTGTAGCTAAACAACAACTCCGTAATGCATTTGAACAAACTATTGCTAATAAATATGGTAAACCTATAGACCCTGAAGTACTTGCACAAGCAGAGACAACTGCAAATTTACAAACTGGTCAATTTGGTCCTGCTAGACCTAGTATAATTGCTGAAAATGGTCAACCACTGGCACCAGAACAAGTACAACAAAATCAGCAAGTTGAGAACCAATTTCAAACAGTTATAGCACCACAAGCTCAACGTGAAGCTGCATTAGCTCAATGGGATAAACTATCACCTAAAGTAGCTAGAAAAGATTTATATAAAGCTACACTAGTTAGCTTACTTGAACAAAATACTGGGCTACCTCTTGAAACTCTACAAACTAAAGCTATGGCGTATGTGAACCAAGAACTAGGTGCATTACCAGATGCTGATACGTTAAAAAGTCAGCGTGATATGACAGATAAAATATATGAACAACGTAATGAATTTTTACAAGAGGCTATGAAAAAGCTACTTGGGCAAGATAAAACTGGTAGTGTTAATGTAGCTATTAATGGTACCAGTGGTGGAAACTACAGAAATTCTAATGGTTCCACAGCATCTTATGAAAATGACCCAGCAGCGTTTAATAAATGGTTAGGTAAGTATGAATCACATAATGGTCCAGTTGATTTACTTTTTAATATTAGTGGAAAAACACAATCGGTTAACCGCCAAGATGTTAAGGAGGCTTATCTATTCTATAAAACTAAATTTGGTATTACGGATAGACAGTTTATGTCTTATATGAATGGTGCAATAAAAGATGGTGTTATTAGTGATGACTATGGACCTGAAGATTTATTTCCAGCTAAACCTGACAGTAAACCAAATAAGAAACAGGCTATGTTAGCTCAAGATATGCAAAAGATGGGTGCAGACAAAACATCTATTAAGGCTAAGGGTTTTAGTCCTAACGGAGCTATCACAGACCTTAAAGCTGCTAAAGCTATGCTTGGTGATAGATTTAAACAATATAAGAATTTATCAACTCAACAACAACAGTTGACTAAAGAATATATGGCATCACGTGGTCAAATTACAGCTAGTCAGGTAGGTAAATCTAGGAACCAAATAGTTGATGATTTTGTCAAAACATACATTGAACCGGTAAGTACTAAAGTTGCCCCTAAAATGATTAAGGTAGCTACAAAACAAGAAGATGTTACTAAGACTAATTTATTCAAGGATAAGACTAATCCAATTGCTGTAGCTATGCGTACACAGGACCCTAAAGGTGAGAGTTCACTAGCTAAGTTCATTAAAGATAACCCTAGTGCTTACCAAAAATACTTCAAAAAGTTGCCTAAAGCTGAACAAGCATCTGTAGTAAAATATGTTAGGACAAACAAATTTAAATCATTACTTAAATCAACTCATGTAAATAAACCCGCTACAGGTAATAATACAGTCACAACACCTGATGTAACACAACAATTATTACAGAAGCATTTACCTTCTATTTCAGTTAGTGATTTAGGTTCATCTTATGATACAGTAGCACTACGTAAACAAGGTTACATACCTGAGTATAATAGTTTAAATGAAGTTATAGGTTGGAGAAACCCTAAATTAGAACATTTACAAAAAATTAAAGAACGCCAGATTGCTGCCAATCATGTAAAAAATATAGTTAATCCAACTGGTTCAAGTAAATTCGGTTTCACTTTACCAACAGCTTCTAAACCTACAGCTAACGATTTATATATGAGAAGCCTAATTAATAGATAAGGAAATTTTATGGGAATACTTGAAGAACAAGGGTTAGCTATAACTAATCCTACTCCCTCTGCAACTGTGGTTAATCCAGATAATAACTATGTTGCTGAAACATCATTAGCTCAATATAACAGCACAGCTTTACAAGATGTAGTTCAACCATTATATGAATCAAAAGCTAAACAGTTAGAAATAGCAGCACAAGCTAAACAGAAAGCTATACAAGGGCAACAACCTTTAGCCCAATTTAATCAACCAATTGACCTAAGCCAATATGCTGATACTCCTACAGATAACGGAAGTGACAGTGTAGGTTTATTACTTGGTTCGTCTGCTACTAATCTACTTGGCTCCACTGCTGATTTAGCCGTTGATGCTGGTGCCTATATAGCTAGAGGTGCTAATAATTTATGGGAAGCTGCTGGTGGTAATGAGTTTTACTCAAAAGATGAAATGAACTATGCACTACAAGCAACTGATTTTCTTGGTGATACAGCAACTAATGATAAACTTTGGGGGTATGACAGAACAGCATATCAACAGGGTCAAGAAGATGTAGCTACAGCTGCTTCTGAAGGTAGATACTTAGATGCATTTACAGGAAGTTTATCCATTGCTCCTGAATTACTAGCAGAGTCTATTCCAACTATTGCATCTTATTTTGTAGGTGTTGGTGAGGTAAACTCAGTCAAGACTGCTGGTGTATATGCTTATAAAACTGCCCTAGCTAAAGGTATGAGCAAATCTACTGCTAAACGTCTTAGACAAGCTGCTATTAAACAAGCAACTAAACAGCTATCTCTTACTAAAAACTTAGTTAATTCTGCCCGTGTAAATGCTGGTTTTATCAATAGTGTAAACTTACAAACTAGAGATAATGTAGAAGAACTCACTAAAAATAATGTAGGAATACCTCCTAGTGCTACTGACATCGCTAGAATGTGGGCTACTAACTTTGTGCTTAATGGATTAGATAAATGGACTGCAAAAGATATTCTTGGTATGCATAAGTCTGGGGCAATGAAACAAGTGTGGGGTAAACTAGATAGACCTAGTAAACTTAATACTACTAAAGCTATTGCAACTGCTACACTTAATTTAGCTAAAAATACTGGTATTGAAGGTGCTCAAGAATACGCTCAGCAATGGGGACAAATTATTAATGAACACTGGGGAACCAAAGATACTAAACAGCTAGTACAAGTATTACAAGACCCAGAATTAACTAATGAAGCTCTTACTGCATTCTTTCTCGGTATGGGTCCAGGTGCTCTTATGGGTGCACCACATACTGTTGGTAAAATGGGTATGGATATACATAAAGGTAACAAACTTAGACAAAAATATGAAGCAACTACAAATAATGTAGATGTAGGTTTTGCAACTGAGGAAGATAAACAAGTATTTGATACCAAAGTAAATCAAGACTATGAGGATACTAAAACTGCGTTTGAAAACCTTGGTGTAACTGAACAATCTATTCAGAATATTAAGAATGCTAATACAACTACAGATTTTAATAAAGTTAGTCAGATACAAGAATTACTTAGTAACTCATCACAAGCTACAGATGACCCCTCTACTAATTTAATAAGAGAATTTGGGCAAGAAGAAATCCAAGGTATCATCCAATTAATTCAACAAAATGAAAATCTAAGTCCATTACTAGAGCAGCATGTTGATAGTATCATCGGTAATACTCCTATTAATACTTTAAGAAATTTAAAACAATTTCTCACTGCAAATAAAGATAATTTAACATCTGAAATTAAACAAGCATTTAGTAGTGCTAATAAATCTCTTAAGGAGCAGGCAAGTGACTTAATTAATAGTAGTGCTACAAACGTAACTTTTGAGGCAGCTAAAGCTACTCTAAATAGAGCGGGTGATTTAAGTAAGGCTGCCTTAAAGCGTTCTGAGAAAAATGGAGGTCCTAGGCAAGCTATAGGTAAAACTTCTGGAATTGTTAAAGGTAAGTCATCTAAACCTGATTGGTTATTAAATAGAGTATTAGGTATAGGTAAACCTTCCGAGGTTGAGCTAGAACTCCGTAAGTATGACGATGAAACACTTGAAGAAGTGTATAAAGAAGCTGGTAAAACTATTAGTAAAACCAAGAAAGAGCAATCAGCAATCCTGAATGACCCAAGTGTTAGTAAGTTAGTAAAAGCCCGTGCTAGTATGAAAAAGCTACCAGAGCAAATACAAGCAGAACAAGTACGTAAGTCTATTGAGATAGTACGTAAACAGCGTAAACGTGTAAAAAATACTTACACTGAGCCTAAAACTTGGCAAGAGTCTATTAAAGAATTTGCTGATGATAAGTTTAGTAAGTTAAAGAAAGCTGCGGAAAAAGTAAAAGCAGACCGAGAAGCCCGTGAGAATGCCACTGAGGCAGATGTACAAGCTACTGATACTAACCCAAAAAATAGAGCTACTAAAGAAGATAAAGCTATATTAAAAGCCGCTAATCAAATGTTTGACCAAGTCAAGGATAACATTGATAGTGTTGCTGAAGAAGATATTCCACTGGTTCAAGAAGCTATAGATATACTAGTAAAAACTGGTAACCTCGGTAAGCCTAAAGCAGATGCTGTACTACAAACTATAAAAAATAAATATAAGCAAGTTAATAAAGAGAATACTGAAAAAGTTCGTAAACGTCTAGTAAAAATTGGTAACAATCTCACAACTAAAACTAAGACAGCTACTAGGGAGGATGTTAAAAATGACCTTAGTAAGTTAAGTAATGCTATCAATTCTAAAATGACACAATCTGAGAGAGAGTTTGTAGCCAGTATGCTAGGTAAAGCTGTAGCTCTTGGTTCAGTATCTAAAAAAGAAGCTACTAAATTACTTAATAAATTGCCACAAGGTATGCAGTTCACTAAAGAAGATATGACTAAAGAAAAGTTTATTGATAAAACTAAAAAACTATTCAATAAAGGTTTAGTTACTGCGACTAAAGAGGGAAGACAAAATCTTGAAACTAAAGTATCTAAAAAAGTACAAGATGTTAAGAACTCGGATTTAGGTAAAGAACTAACTAAAGACTTTACCAGTATAATGTCTAAAATGTTTTCAGCAGCCAAAAAAGGCAAGACTGAACTATCTAAGCAATTTCGTGAGTTTAAAGATAAATACAAAGATGTATCATCTCTTGAAATTTATGAAAATGTTAAGGAAACGTTTTCTGACCTAGCAAATGGTAAAACAACTGAAGAAGTAGATAATATACCGGGTGTAGATACCGATTGTAAATAACAAGGATTATAGATGGCTTGTAATGAAGTACAAATTTTAAAAACAACACAAGATGTAAAAACTCTGCATAGTTCTGAAGAAGTTAAATCAACTAGATATGATGCATCAACTATAAAAGATAGTATGCTAGATAATCTATTAAGTAGTGATAAGGCTACTATGACGGAACAATGGGAAACATTATTTGGTGATAGTGGAATACTCTCAGGGTTCCGTTCTGTACGTGATAAAACTATGGCATTGAAAACATATCTAAAAAAGAATCCATTTGGTAAGCGTATTGGTGACTTAGCTGAAGGTGAGGCAAGACCTATTGCTATAGCTATTAAACACTTATATGCTGCTCAACGGTCGGAAGAAGACTTAGTACTTAAATATAGACTAAAAGCTACAGATATTGCAGCAATTACAGATATTAATAATGATATGACAGATTTAGAAAAAGAGAAGCGTATTTTTCAAACATCCTATTCTAACATGGCTCGTATAATCGGTAGAGATATACTTAAATCTAGGGGGTACAGACTAGTACCTAAAAGTCATGAAGGTGTAAGTATAGCCCTAGAGCAAGAAATACAAGTAGGTGAGAAAGCTCTAGCTATGCTAGAAAAGCGTGGACTACTAAGTATTAATCCCGAAGGTGCTATTATCAATCGTAACTTTCGTAAAGCTGATGGTTCCCCAGATTTTTATAGTGAAACTGAAAAACAAACTAAGCGTACAACTACTATTAGTGGCACTAAAACAGTTACACTTAATTCACTATTTCCTACCCCTGAAGTTGGGAAAGATGGTAAATTAGACACTAGTACATATAAGTCTATAGCTGAATTTGAAGAAGATATTGAAACATCTTCTTCTAAACTCAAAGCTGTTGTTAATTTGGTACTTCCATCTAATAGTACTGTACCAGCTACTGAGGCTCAACCTATTAATGAGGCTATACAAGATATAAATACTACAGAAGATACTAGAGCAGTTGTAACTAAAGCTCAAGAGTCTGCATTGAAAATACAAGGCTTTGCTGTAAAAGCTCTACAAGAACTTCATGGTATAGTTACTAAAGGTGATTATAAAACTACTAAGAACCACTTAATGGCTCTATCTAAGTATGCAACTGGCTCTAAAGCATCTAAAAGTGTATTTGGTACTATAGACACTAAAGCTATGTATGATGTATATATGGATGATACGGTAGGTATGAACCAACAATATGGACAGTCCACTTCTAAAGTATTACCTATTGTTAGATTATTTGATGACTTTAACTTACTAGATAAAGAAGTATTCCACACATTTCAAACAGCTGTGCAAAACCGTTTGCATGTATTTGAACAAACACTTAACTACCAAACAGATGCATTCTTTGCTCGTCCTATTCTTGGTTCCCCAGAGGTACAAGTACTAGGTTCAGAGGAAATAAAATATCTAATAGGTTACCTCAAGGATGAAACTAAAATTCAACTAGATGAAATACTAGGCACATCTAACAGTGCTGATGGTATTCTACTAAATGAAATTATGGACAGTTTTAGTAATCCAAATAAATCTGAATTAGCTAAAATACTTGGTATAGGTAAACTTATGGATAGTGGAAAACTACCAGGAAAACTTAGTAATATGAAATCTGCCTGGGACGTTGCTAATTATTTACAAGTTATTAAAGATGTTAGAGAAGGTTATGCTAGAGGGGAAGTTAAAACTCATTTTCTAGTCAAACCCGATGCTACTGCGTCTGGTGCACTTATTACTGTATTACAAGCTAGTGGTAGAACTCCTGCTGCAAAAGAAGTAGTAGAAGACTTATTTGCTATG